GCGTGGCCTTGTCGCCGACACCACCAGTACCGACCTTCACCAGGTCACCTACTGCCAGACCCGCGCTCCCTGCCTTGACCAGTGCTTTACCTCTCCACTGGACCAGCGCGGTGATTGAGAAGTTGGTGGAAGTCGCGGTTTCCGTAGGCCTGTTGCACAGGACGCCTACCGGATGGCCGCTTGAGAATGCCTGTACTGTCCGGGCTCTTGTGGTGTCCAGCTGGACGAAACAGTACTCCAGAGCAGACATGTCACCGTCCGGATTGTAGGAGCTAATGTCTCCTGGTAGAGCTTCCCTGAAGGGGGCTGTCATGTCAGTCACTTCAGATCACCCCCATCTGAGCGCGCACAGTACCTGCCCTCTCCTCGGCCAACACGGACTTAGCCAGAGCGCCATTCTCGCGGGTGGCTGCGGCTACCGCCAGAGCGTGGCGAACCTTGGGATCTGTGGGGCCGCTACCGGACTTCTGGATTAGGCTCTCGTGCTTCTGCACAAGTGCCTCAAACTCTGCCATAGATGTGCCCGGTGCGGGCTTGTCGCTACCCATCGGATGATAGAGCAGCTTACCGGCCTCGGCCTTCATTACGCTGGCCTGCTTGAGGGTCTTCAAGATAGTCTTGCGGGCCTCAGTCGGCAGAGCCTCCAGGCTCTTCAGGATCTCAGCACCCTCTTCAGGAGTCCCCAGGCCGGAGAAATCGGACTTGGCTATCTGCTCATACTCCTTCTTGCGGAGGATAGAGCGCAGCTCCTCGTTCTCCTTGCGGATCGGTTCGACTGCTTTCTGGACGATATCCAGCAGCTCAGCCTTGCTGACCAGAGCCCTTGCTCCGGCCTTGTCAGCCCTAGCGGGCTTGGTCTTTCTCATCGGTACACTTCCATTAGCTGATTTATATAATAAGAAACGCTTCCCATTAGCCGCTTTACCGACTAACGAGACTTCGTCTAGTTCGAGATCAGTCAACTCATTTGGCAATAGAATCACCTCGGGTCATCAAGAAAAGATTTCAGAAGGGGGTGCGTGTGCCGGTTCCCGCAATCGAGAAACCTGTTATGTCGCCCTTCTTCACTGCCTGCCAGAGAGCAGGATCGTGGATCTTGACAGCCATAACCCAGCTCCCGGATTTCACGACCTGGCCGTTGCACTTGAAGTCGGTTGGAGCGATATAGCTCTCGATGATGGAAGCTTTGGCCACGCCGGAATGCTCTTTGCCTATCCTCTGGCTGGTCTGCATGAACTTGTGACAGGCCGCCCGGATCTCGGACTTGCTCAGGCGGTCACCCTGCAGGTCTATGACATTGGGCTCGCTGACGACTCCATAAACGATCTGCTGATCGCTGCCCTTGGCGACGATGATAGGCACCCGGTAGGACTTCATGACCTTGCTTACTTCGTCCTCGTCTTCCTCTTCATCGTCGTCTTCCTTTAGGAACTCGGGGAGGTCTTCATCCTCGTCTTCGTCCTCTTCAGGCTCTTCGTCCTCGGCCTTCTCGGCCTCGTGCTCTGCCAGGACTTCCCGGATGTCGTCTATGAGGTCACTGGTAGCCTCCTCTTCGGGCTCGGTTTCATCACCGAAAAGATCCTCTTCAGATATGCCGTCGTCTGGGTCAGCATCGGCCTCGATCTGCTCTTCTTCGCCTTCATCGGGGTCTGGTGTGTCCTCGGGCTCAGGCTCGTCTGATCCGCCCTCGTCCTGCATCTCAAGCCACTGCTCAAGTGCTGCCTTGTGCTTGGATTCGTCTTGTTTGATGGCTTCCGCCATTTCTTTGAGCTGTGGGTCAGTGGCCATCTCGATCAGCTGGTCGATTTCATCTATGCCTTCGCCTTCACCGGCCAGTATGGCGCGAACGCGATCTAAATCGGAGCCTTTCTCCAGCTCCTCGTCTTCTATATATTCTTCTTCATCCATAGAATTACCTTCTAATCGGGGAACGTGGATGTCTCCGAAATCGATACCTTTGTTAATCATGAAATGCACCGAAAGTTATATATGCTATAATAGACTAGTATATGCTATGGCAACTGCAACATACGATGAGACCTACGAGTCTCTGATGAGAATTACGAAAACCGTAACCGACGGGATGTTCGAACTCGGAAAGATCCGAGGGAAGAACGCATTCGGCTCCGAGGAGGAGCTTAAGGTCCTTGTGATCGACATTTCGAAGAAGCTGCTGGAATCGCTGCCTGCCCATCAGTTCGAAGACGACGAAGTTGATCACCTGGAGAGCTGCCTTTCTCACAAGCTGTCCCTCCTAGAAGATCCGAACCAGTTCAGGAACAACGATTTTGAGGTGGTGGGATGAGAACCATCAAATCAACTGACAGCAGGATGCGTGATGATTTCGCGTCTCTTGTGCAAGTCGACGGGGGTGATAAGGCACTAGCAACGAATGATGGTAGTGTCACCCGACACCGGCATTTTCAGGCAGGAACTTATTTGATCGAGATGTTCGCAAACAGAACAGGATCGACGAAGTTCTATTATCCCTGCTCAGAAAGCTTCGCAAAGAAGCTCATAGACATGGATGCTGACCGAGCATACGATGCAATGAACAGGTATGTGTTTGCATGAGCAAAGGCATATTTCTCCCCATTTCGGATGAGCTTAATGCCGCATTTCACACTGAAATTGAGAGACGGAAAGGCCGAAAACTTCTCAGGGGAGATCTGAGAGATGCGGGAGAGGAGGCGATAAGGCAATGGTTGGGGCGATCCTATTAGCGTTTCACTCCGAACAGCGCCGCCTCACTCGCGGACATCGTTCTCTTTTTTGGTACCAGTTTTCCCTGTTGCACTTTGGCTCGAAGCTGTGATGTCGCGCCGGGTTCACTGCTAACCTCTTTTATGTGGCTTAATAGATCGTTTTTGGCATCCTTTCCTTCGGGGGGTACAATACCCTTATACCAATTCTTATTAGCAGAACTGTACTTGAAGCCGAGAGCTTTCAGTCTTTCACGATGATCAAACGTCTTTCCTTCAACTGTTAGCACAAATGGCTTGGTGTGATCGATGCTTCCACTTACTTTTATGTGGTCTGGTGATTTTCCGAACATCTCCTCAAACGTCGCTGGCGATCCGTTGCCAGCATTCGGATTTCTGGGCGTCTCTACTGGCTGCTCGGGTTTCTTGGCAGGGGCCGGGGTTGGTGTGGGTTTTGGTGTCTCCCTGGTTGGTGTTGGCTTTGCCTCGCGCGGGCCGGGGCGGTATTTCGGTGGTGCCCAGCTTCTATATGCACTCGGGTTTTCGAATTCTCGCCCACCTTCCATGATATCCATTTCTTGTTGGGCCGCCATGTTCCTGGCGGTTGCCCCGGTTTGAGCGTCTATCTCCCGGATCTTAGCACGTATCTCTTTCAGCTTTGTATATCGAGGATCGTCCTTGGGGAACTCGAATCCTTTCACGGGCCGTTCGTCTGTGTCTCTTATTTTGTCGTGCAAATCTACCAGTTTGTAGTGATCATTTGGTAACGGCTGATCCAAGAGTTCTTGGTATGGAAGTTTCGGCTTCTCGGGCTGCTGGGGCTTGCTCTCGGGTTTCTTCTCGGGCTCTTTTGGCTTGCTCGTGTTCAGCCATCCGATCTTGTCCAATGCGCTGCCACCACTCAAGAGTGTCTGGATAGCACCGGACACTCGTCCCTGGCTGGCTGCTTCCGCACGCCTTTCCAGCTTCCTCTTGGTCTTGGATGGCTTCTTGGAGCCGCCTCCTGAGCCCGACGTGAACTTGCCATCGTCTGCACGGGGGTGCTTGGATTCCTCCCAATCGCCCGCTTTCTTGAGTCGGTGATTGGTGCCGCCGAGAAATATAGAGCCGTCCGGGGCTACGTGGTGCCGCCTAGCCTCTTCGAACCAATCAAGATTCCGGAGGATAGACTTGAGGATGGGTATGCGCATGATCATAATATAACCTCAGCAATATTTTTCGGCTTCGCGGCCCATCTCTTTCAGAGCCTGCCAGTCATCCATCAGCATCCAGGCCCGTTCTCTCATCGAGCGGCGCTCAGATAGCGCCTCCTCGGTAATGTCCTGTTCCAGAGTATCGATCTTCATTTATATCTTCCAAAAAGTGAATGCAATGAGGATGAAAGACGTTCGCGTCTCTTGCGTCTTGCAGTGAAGGATAATTAGGATTGTTGCCAGATATGCTGACGATCTTGCCGGCCCACTGCCTGCAAGCACCGCAGCTGTTGACCCGTACCTCCCGCGATATCATGGCCAGGTCGTTGCCCTTCTGGTGCATGGAGTTCTCGACTCCGGTGTTGAAGACGTTCCGGGCTGCTGTTATCGCCACCATCTGAATGTAATCTGCGATCCCCAGCTCTTTGCCGTCTATCGTCTTGTGGCCTATCACCCGGC